CTCCTATTCACGAAGATTTTTCTTATTCTTCTTTTAGTGAAGGTGAAAAACAAAGAATCGACTTGGCACTTCTCTTTACTTGGAGAGAAGTTGCTAAGTTTAAAAATTCAACCAACACCAATCTATTGATTCTTGATGAAATCTTTGATTCTTCTCTTGATGGATTGGGAACTGAAGACTTTATCAAGATTATTCGTTATGTTGTGAAGGATTCCAATGTCTTTATTATCTCTCATAAGGCAGGTATGGAAGACAGATTTGAAAGTGTCTTTAAGTTTGAGAAAGTTAAAGGATTTAGTCGTATGATCTCCTGATTGGAGCAGAACCATGCAAGTCCCAAACTGGCAAAAACATTCTAAGAAAGAACAAAAACGACATTTAAAACCACAAGCACTGAGGCAAGCAAAGAAACGACTTGCCCAGTTCAAAAAGTGTCACATGAACCGTCCTAATGGGACGGTTTCTTCGTATTATGGTTTCATAAGAAAGGAATCAAATGGCAGTCTCTCACGAAATCAAGTCTCAACTTGCCAAACTGCTGGCTACTGAAGATCTTGTAGTTGAGCATAAGAAGGTCTCCACTGCTTGCTTTAACGTTCATACTCGTGTATTGACACTTCCTTTGTGGGAGAAGGCAAGTAACACCGTCTATGACCTTCTGGTGGGTCATGAGGTGGGTCATGCACTCTTTACTCCTGATGAGGATTGGTTGGAGAAAGTAAAAGTTCCTCCACAGTTCGTGAATGTGGTTGAAGATGCTCGTATTGAAAAACTGATGAAACGCAAGTATGCTGGACTTGCTAGGACATTTTATAATGGATATAAAGAACTGAATGATGAAGACTTCTTTCAGATTGATGATGAAGATATTTCATCCTTCAATCTTGCAGACCGTGCTAATCTTTATTTTAAAATTGGTAACTTTATCATTTTAGAATTTAAATCTGAAGAACAAGAAATTATCAATTTGATTGGTGCTTGTGAAACTTTTTCTGATGTTTTGATTGCCGCAGAAGAACTCTACAAATATTGTAAAAAAGAAAAGGAGAAAGAACAAAAGATTTCTGATCTTGATTCGCACGAAACTCAAGGTGAATCTCAGTCTCCTGCTAATGATATTGTAGAGACTAATGACTCCTCTTCTGAAGAAGAGGGGGAGAGTGATAACTCTCAACCTAAGGAAGATGAAGGTTCTTATGGTGGCACTGCTCAGGGAGACCAAACTCAAGTAAATTCTAGTGAGGATGGTGAACCTGAAGTTCGCACTGCAGAATCTTTAGAGGATAAAATTCGGGATCTTGTTGAAAATGGTGGATGCGAAAACGTGTATGTTCAAGTTCCTCAAGTAAATCTTGATACTATTATTTCTAAGAATTTTGATGTTCACAAGGAAATTGATAATTCTTTTAAACATCAACAAAAAATTCATAACGAATGTGCTGAAGAGAAAAAATTTGTTGCGATTAATCTTTACGAAGAATCTGATAGAGAGTTTAAAAAGTTCAAGTCTTCTTCGGGGAAAGAAGTAAACTATTTGGTCAAAGAGTTTGAGTGTCGCAAGGCAGCAGACTCCTATGCTCGTTCCACCACTGCCCGCACTGGTATTCTTGACTGCACCAAACTTCATACTTACAAATACAACGAAGACTTGTTCAAGAAAGTAACAACTCTTGCTGATGGTAAGAATCATGGTTTGGTGTTTGTGTTGGACTGGTCAGGTTCCATGTCAGATGTAATGCTTGACACTTGCAAACAACTTTTCAATCTTGTGTGGTTCTGCAAGAAGGTTTCCATTCCTTTTGAGGTTTATGCTTTCACAAATGAGTGGCGTCGTTGTGAGTATGATTATGAAACTCAAGAATATATTTCTGCAGATCGCACTCCTCATTACGATAAGAAAGAAGGACTTTTGTCCGTTGATGATTCATTTTCTATGATGAATATTCTTACAAGTAAAGTTTCTGGAAGTGTACTTGAACACCAAATGATGAACATTTGGCGTCTTGCTCATTGTTTTGGCAGGTCTTACACTTCTCCGTATACTTATTCCAACCGTATGTGCCTTTCGGGAACTCCTTTGAATGAAGCACTGATTTCTCTTCATCAGATTCTTCCTAAGTTTCGGAAAGAAAACAAACTGCAGAAAGTTCAATGTATTGTTTTGACTGATGGTGAATCAAATCAACTTACATACCATAAAGAAGTTCATCGTTCTTATTCGGACAAACCAGTTCTTGGTAGCGGATATGTTCACCCCCATAATACATTTCTCCGTGATCGTAAACTTGGAACTACTTACAGTATTGGTTATGGTTATCATGAATTTACTGATGTTCTTTTGAGGAATTTGAAAGACAAGTTTTCTAATATAAATTTTATTGGCATTCGTGTCCTTGAAAATCGATATGCAAATCGATTTATTCAACTTTATCATTCGATTGATGATGGTAAGGTTTATGATAAAATCCTAAATGATTGGAAAAAAATGAAGAGTTTTACCATTACCAACTCTGGGTATGATGCATACTTTGGTTTGTCTGCTTCTACACTTTCCCAAGATAGTGAATTTGAAGTTGCTGATGATGCAACTAAGTCCCAAATCAAGTCTGCCTTTGTCAAGTCTCTTAAAACTAAAAAACTAAATAAAAAAGTATTAGGAGAATTTATTTCTTTGGTAGCATGAAGACCTTTCAAAAATTTACTGCTGAAGCATATCGTTATCGTCAAATGCATCGTCCACCTGCTGGGTGGAAATCATATGGTGGGTATGAGAAAGAACCAGTAGAAGTTGATGCTACTGCCAAGAGAATAGATGCTATCAGAAAAAGTATTAATACCAAAAAGAACGATAAAACAAAGGGAGAATGAAACAAAATTGGAAAGAAATTGCTATTAATTCTGAAAAAGATCCCAAAGTAATTCAAATTTTAAAAGAAGGTCCAAAATCACTATCACAAGCGTGGTTGGTACAAGCAATGAAATATAAGTATGGACAGTCTGAGAACTGACCACTGGGGGTTTCAAAGACCCCTTTTTTCGTATATGATAACTAAGTTGAAACGAAACAAGCATGGCACTTTCTTCTGACTACATCCGCACCTCCCTGCAAAATCTGTATGGTAATAACATCAGCAGTGGTGACCTTCGTGCCTGGTGTAATTTGAATGGTTGTAATTATCAAACTGTTGCTAAAAAACTTGACAAATTCAAAGTTGGTCGTGGTAAGTGGAATCTTGAAGTAACTCAACAAAAAGTTGAAGAAATCGAACGTACCTTTAACGCACCTGCAGTGGTTCCACCTATTGAACAAAATCTAATTCCCGAAAAAGATGATACCTTCGTCAAGTTTGGTAATTTCAATGATATCAAGAAAATTATTTCCAGTCGTTTGTTTTACCCTACCTTTATCACTGGTCTTAGTGGTAACGGGAAAACTTTCGGAGTGGAACAGTCTTGTGCTCAGTTGGGTCGTGAATTGATCCGTGTAAACATTACGATTGAAACTGATGAAGATGACCTTATCGGTGGGTTTAGGCTTGTTGATGGGAATACTGCATGGCATAACGGTCCCGTCATCGAAGCACTCGAACGTGGAGCAATCCTTCTCCTTGACGAGATCGACCTGGCTTCCAATAAGATCCTCTGTCTTCAGTCCATTCTAGAAGGTAAGGGTGTCTTCCTAAAGAAGATTGGTCGTTGGGTGAAACCTGCTCCTGGTTTCAACGTTATTGCTACTGCAAACACCAAGGGTAAGGGTTCTGATGACGGACGATTCATCGGCACCAACGTTCTTAATGAAGCATTCCTGGAACGATTCCCTGTGACCTTTGAACAATCTTATCCTTCACCTGCAACCGAACAGAAGATCCTGGAAGGGGTTGCACTGGATCTTGGAGTGGAAGACCGTGACTTCTGTAAGCGCCTGGTGGACTGGGGAGACATTATCCGCAAGACCTTCTATGATGGTGGTATTGAGGAAATTATCAGCACCCGTCGTTTGGTTCATATCATCCGTGCCTACAGCATCTTCCAAGACAAGGCAAAGGCAATCCAAGTGTGTGTGAACCGTTTTGATGACGAAACCAAGCAAGCCTTCCTGGAACTTTATGATAAAGTTGATGCAGATTTCCAAATGCCTGCCAAAGAACTTGCATCTGAAGCACCTTTCTGATATAATTGGGGAAGGTAAAAAAGTGCCTTCCCTTATGAGTGATTCGATTTTTAACATTAACATGACTGACATTATTAAACCTTCTCCAGCAACTCCTTGGAAATATAATGAAGAGGAGATTGTTAAGGAACTTCTTGAATATATTCGTGGAACTTACACTCAACATTACTCTGCTGGAGATCAAAAGATTCAAACTTTGGATCTGATTGAAGCATGTGGAGACGGGGAAGCATTCTGTCGCAGCAATATCTTGAAGTATGCCTCTCGTTACGACAAGAAAGGAACTGCACGTCGTGACATTATGAAGATCTTGCACTATGCTGTTCTTTTGATGAACTACAATGATAAGAATGCTGTCCGTGAAACCTACAATCAATGAAACTTCAAGACAAAATTATGAAACTCTCTGATAAAACTCTGACTCTACTGAAAAATTTCTCTTCTATTAACCAGTCTATTCTTTTTAGGGAAGGTAATAGTCTTCGTACTATTTCTGTGATGAAGAATATTCTTGCGGAAGCAAAGATTGAAGAAGAACTTCCTAAAGATTTTGGTATCTACGATTTGAACCAGTTTTTGAATGGTCTCAATCTTCATCAGAATGCTGAACTTGACTTTCAGAATGATGGTTATGTTGTTATTAAAGAAGGTCGTTCCCGTTCCAAGTATTTCTTTGCGGATCCTAACGTAATCATTACTCCCCCAGAAAAGGATATTGTTCTGCCAAGTGAAGATGTTTGTTTCCTTCTTGATACCAAAGAACTTGATAAGTTGCTTAAAGCTGCTGCTGTTTATCAACTCCCTGACTTGTCTGTGGTTGGTGAAGCAGGTGTTGTGAAACTTGTGGTTCGTGATAAGAAGAACGATACTTCCAACGATTTCTCTGTGATTGTTGGTGAAACTGATGAAACTTTCTCTTTCAACTTCAAGGTAGAAAACATCAAGATTCTTCCTGGTTCTTATGAGGTAGTTATTTCTCGTAAACTTCTGTCACGATTTAAGAATACTTCATTCGATGTGACATACCATATTGCTCTGGAACCTGATTCTACTTTTGGTTGATGAAACACATTCTCTTCACTCTAAAAGAGTGCAACAAATCGTTCTTAGATGACGAACAGTTTGTAAGGGATGTTGTTTATCAGGCATCAGTTAAATGTGAATCAACTTTATTAGCACTCAACTCACACAAGTTTGACCCTCAGGGTGTCACTTGTGTGGCGATGTTATCTGAGAGTCACATTAGTATTCATACTTGGCCAGAACTGGGTATGGCAGTATGTGACATTTTCACCTGTGGGGATCACACGAAACCTAAGGAGGGTGTAAAATACATGAAGATGATGCTTGACGCCAAAAGCATCGTAAGTAAATCATTTACTCGACCTTTGGAATGAATATTTTTGTCACGAGTCCATTTCCTGCTGAGAGTGCCATTTGCCTTCCTGACAAACACATTGTCAAAATGCCGTTGGAGTGCTGCCAGATGCTTAGCATTATTGCTTCTCCCTGGTATCATAATTATGGGACTCTTCCCAAGCAAGACGGCACTGCCTACAAGACAGAGAAGGGGGCATTCCGCAACCACCCCTGTACTAAATGGGCGGCAGAGACGGTGGATAATGCCTACTGGTTAATCAAGTGGGGATTGAACTTGTCTGATGAATACTGCCTGAGGTATAATAAAACTCACTCCTGTTATAAAACTCTTGTGGATGCATACTATTTGTTTCCAAAAGGTAAGATCACAGAAGTGACTTCATTTGCTCGTGCTATGCCTGAGGAATGGAAGTTTGATGAAACTATTGATACATTTGAAGCATACAAAAGATACATTGCATCCAAACCTTGGGTGTCTGAAAACTATCTTCGTATGCCACAACGCAAACCTGATTGGGTCTAAATTATGGATAAAAAAAGTAGAGAAATTAAATCTATATGGAGTGACTGGAATTCTTATCCATCAATAGTTGATGATGGTAAGTATGTTACGATAAAATCATTTAGGGATTATATTAATACGAAATATAATCCATCACGTAAAGTTTGTTGTCAAACGATACATTCTATTTTAAAGTTATTAAAAGTAGAAGTTGTTAAACCAAATGGGGTATATAATATTCCAAGTTTTTCTTCAGATAAGAAAAACTTTGTGATAGAGTGGATGTATAATAATCCTAAAAGTATTCTTTTTGAAATTGAAAAACCTGATTGGGTCTAAATTATGACAAGTGAATTTCTTTTTGTGGAGAAATACCGTCCTCAAGTAATTGACGATTGTATTCTTCCTGAT